TAATGATTTACTTTACACCACCCATGAGGGTGTGCGTACAGGAATGAGAGTAGGAAGAGATGTGTATGATCCCGATCAGCCACAGAACTGGTTGGGTGCAATACCTGTATCAGACCCGCAAGCGTTGTGGGACCCACGACCACAAGGGGGTACAGCAGGCAGAGGTTTGTTTGCTTGGGACCCTGTAGGCGATGGGAATACATATCCAATACTGGGACCTGAGGCTATGCAGACAATGCGTATTGCATCTTCTATTGGAACACCAACAATTACAACGAGCTAACAAATGGCACTTACATATACAACATTAGTTCAGGCAATAAAGGATTACACCGATAATACTGAGACTACATTTGTTTCCCAGATAGATCAGTTTATTGCTAATGCTGAAGACAGAATACTATACGAGGTACAGCTTCCAGATTTTAGAACAAACGCTACAGGTAATATAACTAAAGATATAGAGTTTCTTCAAATGCCTACCGACTGGATTGCACCCTTTTCTATTTCTATAGTGTTAAGCAACCAGTATTATTTTCTTTTACAAAAAGATGTAAACTTTCTTCAAGAGGCTTATCCAATAACAACAGAAAAAGGCAGACCTCTTTACTATGCAATTTATGATACAGATAATTTTCTTTTAAGACCCGTTCCTGATATAGCGTATACAGCAGAGATACATTATTTTTACAGACCCACTGGGCTTTCTGGATCTACAGCGACTACATGGATTAGTACATACGCTGCTGACGCTTTGCTTTATGCGTGTTTAATTGAGGCGTATGTGTTTATGAAAGGCGATCAAGAGTTAATGTTGTATTATAATACTCGTTATGGAGAGTCCATATCGAGACTTAAAAACCTTGGTGAAGGAAGGATGCGTAAGGATGTTTATGAAGATGGTCAGCTTAGGATACCTGTTACATGATTAGTGGTAATGTGCAAGGCGGTGAACTTGGAAGCCCAATGGTGTGGACAAGTAACAATAGGGGACACACCCCAGAAGAGATTGCAGAAATGCATATTAATAAATTTATATACATTGCTGACAGCGCACCCCCTGTTATCAGGGATCAGGCCATACAGTTTAAGGAACAGATAAAACAAGAATTAGTTAATTGTATTAAAAAAGGTATTCAATCTGATCGCACAACCATTTATAATACATTAATTAAAGAAGGACTACACAACGAAGCAGAGGCAATAAGGAGACTGTAATGGCAAATGCAATGTGCGGATCTTTTAAGAGAGAAATTCTCGCAGGGGTCCATAGGTGGGTACAAAGTACCACAGATACGGGGTCGGGTGATTCAACTGCATCTGCCCATACTTTCAAGGTAGCAATGTTTACAAGCAGTGCGTCCCTTGATCAGGATACCACAAACTACTCTACATCAAATGAAGTATCAGGGGGTGGCGGTGTTTATTCAGCAGGAGGCGCGGCTTTAGGTAGTGTTACCTTGGGGCTTGCAGATAATAGCAGTGGAACAGCAACAGCATTTTTAGATTTTGCTGACACAACTTGGTCTTCTTCTACTATATCCAATGCTCGGTATGCTTTGATATATAATTCTACACTAGATGCAGATACTTCTGGCACTACAACTACTAGTCATATTTATATAGACGCTTACCCTGCTGTGGCAGTTTTAGATTTTGGATCTAACAAAAGTTCAAGTGCTGGAGATTTTACAATTCAGTATCCAACTAACGATGCAAATAGTGCAATTATTAGATTAGCATAGGTTTTAAGTATGTCTGATATAACAGGATGGGGAAGAGAGACTTGGAATAGCGGAGCGTGGAATACTGCTGGCGCTGTGTTAGTTACAGGTGTTGAAGCCCAAGGTCTTGTTATGGAGGGCTTTGGAAGACTTGGCTGGAGCGATGGTCCGTATGGTTCATCAGTGCCAGTTAGCATAAGTTCTGAACATGTAATTATTCCAAGCGGTGTAGTAACTGCCAGCGCTATAGGTTCTTATACTGTTAAAACAGTCTCCTCTGTCACTGCAACTAGCGTGTCTATAGAGTCCCAGATTGGGACACAGATAGTAACTGGCAAGGCATTGATTACACAATCAGGCATAGGAACGGCTATGTCGATTGGCTCATACACAACACATGCCGCTGTCCTTGAGAAACCAAACGGTATGGCAACGTCTTCTGCTATAGGTAATTATGACATTGTTATACCTGAAGAAATTAGTCCATCTGGAAGACAGGCAGACTTTGCCTTAGGAAGTGTAAGCGTTGTCCAAGGCGTTGGAGTAATGGTAAGTGTCAACGAAACCGAAGCATCTTTTGCAACTGGTACTGTTGATGTAAAAGACATGGTAGTAGGGGCCACAGGAATAGAATCAACATTAAGTATCGGTGCATATGTACAGTGGGGCAGAATAACACCGACACAAAATGCATCATGGAATACAATAAATCCAAGCCAGTCTGCATCATGGACAAAGATTACACCAACTCAAGATGCAGGGTGGACACCAATATTAGACAAAGCTGCGTGAGGAACTAGAAAATGGCAAGTACATATACAGACAATTTTGGAATTGAAAAGATTGGAAGTGGTGAACAATCAGGAGCTTGGGGAACCACAACTAATTACAACTGGAACATAGTAGATAGAATAGGTTCTGCGGTATCGGTGGCTGTAACAGGCACTAGTCAAAACCTTAATGTTGAAGATGCTAGCCCCACATCTGGTGGAAGTAATTTAGAAGATGGAATGTATAGGGTTGTTAATTTTACTGGAACGCCAGGCGGAACAGCAACAATAACTTTAGTCCCTTCTAATTCTAAAGCGTACTTCTTGATAAAGAACAGCACCAATCAGTCGGTTATTATGAGTCAAGGTTCTGCGACTGTAACAATAGCCGCAGGTTTTTCCGCAGCTGTTTATTGTGACGGAAGCGGAAATGTTTATAACGCACTAGCTAGTATGTCTTTTACTGACATGGAAATAACTAGCGGTCTAAATGTAGCGGAAGAAGATTCTGGCACAAATACTGTGTTAACCCCATTGACGTTAACCAGAACATCTAGCGGTACACCAGCCGCTGGAATTGGTAATGGTATTAAAATGGTTACAGAAACAGCCGCTAGTAATAATGAAATAGGAACTATTATTGAGTCTGTTACTACAGATGTTGGGTCTGGAACCGAAGACTTTGATTTAGTTTTTAAAAATATGAAGAACGGTGCCGCCGCTGCTGAGGTTGCAAGAATTACCAGTACAGGTGTAACAACAACAGCAGGTAATTTTACGGCAACAGGATCAGTAAACTCTACAGCAGGTATGTCATCTTCGATAGAAGACAGTGGCACAAACACTGTGCTTGATGCATTAACAGTTACAAGAACTTCTAGTGCCACACCAGCTACAGGTATTGGTGTTGGGGTTGCTTTTGTTGCAGAAACAGCCGCAGGAAACAATGAAACTGGAGCGACCATAGATGCTGTTACTACAGCCGTAGGCAGTGGTGCTGAAGCATTTGATATGACTTTTAATCTGATGGCAGGTGGATCAGCCGCCGCAGAAAAGATGAGGCTGGAATCTACGGGTTACCTTGGTATTGGTAAAACAGATCCCAGCGTTCAACTTCACATCGCCAAGTCTTCGGTAGCCGATATAACAGCATTAAGTGATGGAGCTACTATTACTCCCGACTTTGCTGCAGCTCAAAACTTTAGCGTTACATTAGGAGGCAATAGAACTCTCGCCAATCCAACTAACCAAGTTGCTGGGCAGACGGGAAGTATTTTTGTTACACAGGATGGCACAGGTTCTAGGACTTTATCCTATGGATCTAACTGGGATTTTCCAGCAGGCACAGCTCCTACTTTAACAACCGCAGCATCTGCTGTGGACAGAATAGATTATATCGTAAGAGCTTCTGGAAGTATTCAGGCGATAGCAACATTAGCATATTCATAGGATAAACTATGGTTTTTCAAAATAATCTTTTAGCTGGAGTTGGCGGTCAAGGCGGTGATGCAGCTTTTACTGTAGATTATAGTGTACGAATGAATAGTGCTGATTCTGCTAATTTTTCTAGGACAAGTGCAACTCCTACTAATCAGAAAAAATGGACATATTCTTCTTGGGTTAAAAGAGGTAACACAGGTAGCAGACAAACATGGGGGTTGTCAGCAGCTAGCAGTGGTACTTCTTATTTTCAATTTCATAACGGAGGATCAGGCTCCCTAGATACTCTTTATGTAAATGTAGAATCAGATGGAACTTCTGGGGGAACAGCACTTTTAAGAACTAATGGTGACTATTCTGATATTTCAGCTTGGTATCATTTTGTAGTAATCTATGATTCCGATAACGATGTTACAACAGAAAGGTTTAAAATTTTTATAAACGGACATTTAGAAACTGAAAATTCAACTAAAACATATCCTGCTGATGGATCTACAGGAGTTACTAATAAAGGTGGAATAACTCAATATCTTGGTAGACAAGCAAGTGTATCAAATTACTTCGATGGTTATCTTGCTCAATGTGTTTTTTGTGATGGTCAGGCTTATGGTCCAGAAAATTTTGGAGAATATGACAGCTATGGAGTATGGAGGCCAATAGATCCATCTGGATTAACTTTTGGTGACAATGGGTTTTATCTGGATTTTGCCGATTCTAGTGATCTTGGTAATGATGTCTCTGGGAATAATAATGATTTTACGGCTAACAATTTAGCTGCTGCTGACCGAGTTCCAGATACTCCTACAGATAATTATGCTGTGTGGAATAATAGAGTTTACAATTCTAATGCTGTAACTTTTTCTGAAGGTAATACTAAAATTATAGCAGTAAATAGTGGTTATCCTGGTGATTGGACAATAATTCCTAGTACATTTTTAATTCCTCCAACTGGTAAATGGTGTTGGAAAGTTACTAATGTTATTGCTAATGCTTTTCAAGCTCCTGGTTTTATGGGCAATTCATTAGAAGGACATTGGGGTGATGGAAATTCTACTTCTGTAGTAGGACAAGATCTTGTTCAATACTATATCGCTGCTGGTGAATTAACATCATATATAAATAATAGTGCTTCTACTCAAAGTGTAACTGCTGGTGCTGCTGATTCTACTGGTATTGAACTATATGTAGATAATGATGCTAATACAGTAAAAGTTTATTTAGGTGGCACTCAATTAGGTTCTACAATAACTGGTTTAGCTACAATGCAATATGCTTTTGTTCAAGTATATGATGCAAATAACAGAGGAGTAGAAACAGATTTTGGGCAGTACGGATTTACAAGAACTGATGATAGTTATAATTATTTAAGCACAGCTAATTTACCTGAAGCTAGCGTTAAAGAAGGACGTAAATATTTTTACCCTATAGTATATACTGGCAATAGTGAAGCACAAACTGTTGGTGCTAATGATCCAATAACTGATCCACATGAAGTTAGTAGTTCTGCTTTATTTGTAGATGCAGATAATACTTATCTTAGTAGAACACCGAGTGGTGCAGGTAATAGACGAGCTTTTACTTTTTCTTTTTGGCTTAAAAGAACATTAACTGGATCACAACAAATTATATGGTCCTCTGCTGGTGGAAGTTTCTTTTTTGAATTTTTAGCTACAGATCAATTTAAAATGTATACAAATGGCAGTGGTGACTATGAAACAAATGATGTATTTCAAGACGTAGATCAATGGCATAATTTTGTAATGGCTTTTGACAGTGCAAATTCAACAGCATCAGATCGTTTTAAATTATATGTTGACGGTGTTCAAATTACTGATTGGGATACAGAAACTACTATGAGTCAAGATACTGATTTAGATATGACTGCTGCTGTTGAGCAGAAAATAGGAAGATATTTAACAAGTACTGGAATAGATTTAGATGGATATATGGCTGAAGTAGTTCTAATAGATGGAACTACTCTTGATGCTGATAGTTTTGGGCAGGTAGATACAACTACAAATAGATGGGTTCCAAAGGATGTTAGTGGATTAACTTTTGGAACAACAGGTTTTTACCTAGATTTTGCTGACAAGAATGATCTTGGAGATGATGAATCTGGGAATAATAATGATTGGGCTGAAAATGGTTTTGATACTACCAATGGTTCTAATCAATTCCATGATACACCAACTCGTAACTTTGCTACTTATAATCCTTATCAAATGGGATTAAATTCAGCTACGAGCAATGGTAATCTTTTTTGGAAAGTTACATCTGGTGCTAGTGGTTATAGATGTAGATCTACATTTAATAATCCTAAAAT